ATATATTACTTCTGCTTGGTATAAGGCGGAATATTGGTACGATTATGTAAAGAGTTGTATAAATAGAATGGCAAAAGGTGATGAAACTGCTAACTTTTTGGCGCTTGATTATTTTGTGACCATTTATCATAATATCAAAAGTGAAGAAATGATTAAGAATGAAATGGGTGATATGGATGCTGCTACTATACAAATGGAGTATTTTAATATTCCAAGTGGTTCTAGTGGTAAAAGTTTCTTCAAGCCTACTTTGTTTAATAGAAATCTAAAAAGAGCTTTTTATCCTCAAAAAGATAGTAATTATAATCCTAAACATAATCCATATGCTTTGAAAAAAGTTGATGGAGAAATTAGATTTGTAACCATTGATGTTTCTACGCGAGCTAATAAAGCAAATGATAATAGTATTATTGGATGTATTAGGATGATACCTATTCTTGGCAAGGGATATGAGAGACATTTGACTTATATGGAATCTCATAGAGGTAGGGACGTTGGAGTACAAGCTAGAAGAATCAAAGAAATATTCTATGATTTCGAAGCTGATTATATTTGCCTTGATATACAAAATGCTGGCGTGGGAGTCTTCGACTCACTTACAGAGCCTACTATTTGTGAAGATAGGGGTGTAACATATCCTGCTCTTGGTGTTGTTAATGAGACTTTTGATTTTATCAAAGAAGACGTTAGAGAAGAACTTAGAAAAGGACACACTAGAAGTTTAAATCCTTTAGAAGTTATTTTTCCAATATCCGCTAGTCAAGATTTAAATAGCCAAATTGCTAATTCTTTTCGTATTTCATTACAACATAGATTATGGAATTTTTTGATTGGTGATGGGGATGCCGAAGATTTTCTTATTAGAAACAATGATGAATTTACAAAGGATGCCAATGATTCAGATGCATTTGCATTTTTCTTGAATCCTTATGTACAAACTGGATTATTTATTGGGGAATGTATTAATCTTGATATGACCTTAGTAAGTGGGAAAGTTAAACTTACTGAAAAAGCTGGTTGCTACAAAGATAGGTACTCTTCGATTAGTTATGCTAATTGGGTTATCTCACATTTTGATCAAGAACTTTTAAAAGAGTCAGATACGTCTGACGATTGGGATATTTTATCTGCATTAACGCAAGGATGGTAGTTGGTAATAACAGAGAGATAGGGTAGCTCCCGAAAATCATAACTTCAAATGACTTCTCTCTGTTTTATTATAATTGAAGTGATTATCTATGGAGGGATAATTGTGAAGTGGAATATTGATTTAGTAAGAGAATATGTTGAAGAAAATGGCTGTAAATTATTAAGCGAAAAATATGAAAGTTTTCATAAAAAATTAGAAATAGAATTTTCTTGTGGACATACTGGTATTAGAAGTTTTTATAATTTTAAAAAGAATAATAAAGTGTGTCCTAAGTGCAGCGGAGTACAAAAATATACTTATAAAGAAATTAAAGATTATATTGAATCTGTTGGGTATTTCTTATTGTCCGATATGAATTCAGATATCAAAAATAAATTGATTATTAGTGATGACGAAGGATATAAATATAGTGTATTTTTTAATTCATTCCATAATCATATAATAAATCGTGGTATTGGCTTAAGTAAATTTGGTAAAAATAACCCGCATACTATTGAAAATATTATTTTATTTTTAAAAATAAATATGCCAAATATTTACTTAGAAGATAACCAAATTTGGCATGGCAATTCTACCAAAATGACTTTTTATGATGATGATTCTTACAAATATTATGTTGTATTTTCTTCCATTCTTATGGGTTATAAGCCAGAAAAATTTAATGTATCAAATATTTATTCTTTGTACAATATAGAAAATTTTTTAAAAATAAATAATAAAACATTTGTTTTATTGCCAAATCAAATATATTTAGGATCGCATAAATTATTGAAATTCAAATGCAAAAATTGTAATGAAGATGAGATTCCGTTTGAATCAAATATGCCATCTATATTAAGAGGTCGCGGATGCAGTATTTGTTCTAATAATAAGAGGGGTAAATATAATAATTTAGAATACTTATATCCAGATATTTCTAAAGAATGGGATTATGATAAGAATTATCCAATAATACCAAAAGACATAGCGCCATATAGTAGGAAAAAATATTATTGGATATGCCCAGAAGGGCATAGTTATTATATGTCTGTAAGAGTTAAAACTGAAAAAAATAAATGTAAATGTAATATTTGTGATTTATCAAAGGGCGAAGTTGCTATTAAAAGATTTTTAAATAACAACAGTATAAATTATAAACATGAATTTAGGTTCAATGATTGTAAATATAAAAACCCATTACCTTTTGATTTTTATTTATTTGATTATAATTATTGTATAGAAATGCAGGGCATTCAACATTTTGAACCAATTGATTATTTTGGCGGTGTGAAAAATTTTAAATCGCAAATAATAAAAGACAAAATAAAAAATGATTATTGCCTAAGAAATAATATAAAATTAATAGAAATTTCATATTTAGATTATGATAAGATAGAATCAATATTGACCAGAGAATTAAATTTAAATTATGTTTAAAATTTTTATTATCTGTATCAATAGAGAGGAGGAAATTTGACAAAAAAAACCATAGAACAACCTGATGAAATTCTTATAAGCGAACAAGAAGTTTATGATGTTTTAAAGTTCGCAAGGGAATTGGGTTATAACAATGCAATACTTAATCCTTTTCTGATAAATTCTAGGTTGAAGGAAATAAATTTAAACCCTGTTCAGGCAACCGAAGCAACTTTGACTCAAGCTTTGAATAATCCTAGAGATAGTGAAATTTTATTACAAGAATTTAGCCAAGATTTTGAGATACAGTCACAAATTTATAAAAAATTATTAGAATATCTTGGCAATTTATTATCTTTTGATTTTACTTATGAGTGCGTGAACATTTCTAAGCCAGATGAATATAAATCTGTCGCCTATAGAAAAGACCTTGATATTTTCAAAAAATTTCATGATAATTTTGACCATAAAAAATATTTTACAGATGTTGTTGGGGAAGTACTTAGAAATGAAGCGGCATTTTATTGCCCTAGATTTGATGGTGACTCATTGGTACTACAAGAGTTGCCAGCGTCTCCTCAGTGGACTATGATAACTGGCAGATGGAAATTTGGGTATGAATTTGACATGAATCTTCTTTGGTTCATAAATCCTGGCGTTGATATTAAAATGTATCCAGATTTTTTTAGGAAAAAATATGTTGAATTGTGGGGAGATGGCAAAACAAATAAGTATATCCCATCTGCTTCGCCATCACTTAGAGACGGGAATTATGTATATTGGCAGCAAGTTCCCTGCGATGTGGGTTGGGTATTTAAGCTGAATCAAGCTTCTGGAACGAGGATACCTCACTTCAGCGGTTTATTTTTAGATTTAATACAACAACCATTAATGAGGGCGTTGCAAAAGAATATAAACTTAAGTGCAGCGGCAAAATTATTGGTAGGTGGAATTGGCACGCAAAAAGAAGCTCAGGCTAAAGTAAAAGACCAATTCAATATTAATCCAGATACTTTAGGAAAGTTTTTGTCTGTTGTAAAGGCTGCGGTTGGAGAAAGTATAAGAGTTGCCGTTGCTCCTTTGGAAAATTTAAAGGCAGTTTCCTTTGAGTCTGACAACGCCCTATATAACAGCACATTAAAAACAACCTTAGCTTCTTCTGGGGTCAATACTGGGCTTATATTTACCAGCGATGTAAAACAAAATAGTTTAGAATCTCAATTAAGCACAAACGTAGACGAACAATTAATGTATAGCCTCTATCCACAATTTGAGAATTTTTATAATTATCAATTGAATAAATTAACTAAACATTATAAATTTAAAGTAAAATTTGAAGGATCGCAATTCTTTACCGATAAACAACAGAGATTGGACACGCAAATGACTTTGCTAGCTAGTGGGATTGTGCTTCCGCAAAAGATCGCAGCTGCTTGTAATATGAGTCCATTCTCATTTCAGAGGCAACTCGAAGAAGCTCAGGCAACTGATTGGACTTTGAAATTAACACCAATCGTGCCAGCAGCACAAATGGCTGGTGGTGAAGAAAAAACTGGTAGACCAAAAAAGAAAGATGGTTCTTTATCAGATTCAGGGACTCAAACTAGGGATGACGCATCTAATGTAAATAAAAATAAATAAAACCTAATAAAATTTGTATTTTATCGTATTAATCTTCATCCTGACGAGGATAAAACCTTGGACTCCTAAGATGAAGACTTTAGAAAACTA